GATAAACTTAGAATTAAGTATATTAGAATTGGTGATACAACATATATTGAGGGCGAGTGTAAAAGTGACACGATTGTACAAACGATTGAGATACCTGTTGAAAGAATAGTAGTACGAAAACAAAGTATTGCAGAGCAATTAAGTAAGAATTTAAAAAGGATTCTTATCTACTTGTTCCTACTAGTTATACTAGTGGTAGGCATAAAAATAGCCTGGAAGTTTATAAAACCTTTTTAAAATAAAAACATGGCAGACTCTAAAATTAAAGCCGTCGTAAAAGACGCTATAAAAAAGTATTCTAAATTAAATAATACTGATCTAGGAAAACTGTTAGCAAAAAAATACCCTAAGATATTTTCTAACCCAGAGGCAGCAAGAACATCTATTAGGTACTATAAAGGAGCAAGTGGTCCTAGCAGTAGAATACATTCCTCTGTGGAGTATTCTAAATTAAGCAATGCTAAGATCTTAGTATTTGATATAGAAACTGCGCCACTTATATCGTATCATTGGAGAAGATGGCAACAAGATATTCATGGAGGACAAGTAATTGCAGATAACTGGCCTATACTAACATGGTCAGCTAAGTGGTTATTTGACAATAAAATCCATTCTATGAAGATGACGCCTAAAGAGGCTATTAATAGAAATGATAAAAGGGTAGTACAAGGGCTGTGGAACATGATAGATGAGGCAGACATACTTATAGCCCACAATGGAATTAAGTTTGACGTAAGAATGATGAATGGTAGATTTTTCTTAAATGGAATAACGCCTCCTTCTTCTTATCAAATTATAGATACTCTAAGAGCTGCAAGGAAAGCTATAGCAGTGCCTTCGTATAAGTTAGACGACCTTGCTAAGTACTTAGGACTAGAGACAAAGATTAAAACTGACTTCTCTTGGTGGAAGAAATTTATGGAAGGAGATCAGGATGCTATAGACAAAATGCAAATTTATAACGACAAAGACGTTGAAATACTAGAGGAAGTTTATTTTGCCCTAAGACCTTGGATTAGGCCTCATCCTAATTTAGGATTATTTGTACCTCATGGAGACTCTGTATGTCCTGCATGTGCAAGTACAGAATTATCTATAATAGGGGAATACGCAACCTATGTAAATTTATACGACGAGTATAAGTGCGGCAACTGTGGACACACTTCAAGAAGAAGACAGTCTACTACCCCTGTACGTTCAAATAAACAAATAACAGTTTCTATTCCTAAATAATAAGTAATTTTGTAATATGACTGGAAATGAATTAATATATCAGATTTTTGAAGATTTTAATATTGATTCTGATGATAGTAATATTTCAGAAAAATATATTATCCAGCTCATTAACCAGCAAAGAGCTTTATTCTTAACTAACGAGGGCAATAAAAGAGGACATACACTTGACAGTAAGTTAATACAAACTCTTAAGCCTTCTAATATAGAAAAAGTATCTACTGTATTATCTAATGATTTAGGATTAACTTCTGAATGTTTTTTTGTAAGAACTACAGATAAAATACCTAGAGCCATAGAGACTCACAAAGGGCAACTATATACTAGGATAGGACCATTAGATTTAATGGCTAAAGAGTTCCCATTAAAAGAACTAGTAGAAGTTACTTTTGCAGGTAATGGTAGATTTAACGAAAATGTTATTTCTGCATTCTGGTTAGATGATAGAATTTACTTAGTGTCTAAAGCAGAAGACTTTCAATTTGTCAAAGCAATTTCTATAAGAGGAATATTTGAAGACCCTATAGAGGCCGCTAACTATAACTTACCTAGTTCTGAATGTTGGACATTAGATGATGAATATCCTCTGTCAGACAGACTCTTCAACTATATAAAAGCACAGATACTACAACAACTTTCTTACAAATATTCAATACCATCAGATACTACTAATGATGCTAGCGATGTAATTAAACAACCTGCACAGGCGCCTCAAAGACAATGAAAGATAAACTAACTGCGGATTATAGAGTAAAAGATATATATAAGGACCTAACTACGGATGTTCCTTATATTACCTTCAGTGCGTTTATACAAGAGGCTAATGACTCTTTGTTAAAAGAGGTCATATATAACAATATGCAGATTAAACTTCCAGGTATGGGGCATATTGAAATAAGGAAAAGACGGCCTAGGATATTAGATAAAGCAGGTAATATTAAAAAGAGAGCTTTAAAGATAGATTACAAAGCCACTAAAGACTTGTGGAAAGAATTATATCCTGATAAGTCCAAAGAAGAAATAAAAGAGCTTAGGGATAAGCCAGTAGTATACCACACTAACAAACACAGTGATGGGTATATCTATAAATTTGTGTGGGACAAGTTGACTTGTAATATGCCATTTAAAAGTTTTTATAGATTTAAAGCAGCAAGAGGGTATACTAGATTGTTAGCTAAAGAGCTAAAAAAAGAAAACTGTAAGTTAGATTTTTATGAAATTAGAAAGTAACAACATGATGATGGAAATAGGAGAATACGGAAAACCTAGATGGAAAAAAGAGTTCTATACTCCAGATGGTACAAAAGAATGTATGTATGTGGAAGAAGTGGACTATAAAGCCAAGAAAGTATTTTTAGTTACTGAGGTAAAGTCAGGTAAGAAAAAAGACAAGAAAGGTAAAGAAGAAAAAGAAATGGATGAATTTGAAAGATACTTTAAAGAGACGAAGTATATTTCTGACTCTAATCCACTAGATAATAAATCTTCTATGTTGACTAAACTAGCTAACTACACAGGACACCGTGAATAATGGTAAATACATATCAGTAAAGCGTATACTAGAAAACGTATATAGGAATTTTGGACTACAAGAAGAAGTAAACTTTTATGATGCTTTGGAATGGGTAGGGGGATTGCTATCTATTATAGGATCGCATGCAAGACTTGAGAAGTATATCAGAGTAATACAAATAGAAGACGGTAGAGGTAAATTACCTTGTGACTTACATACTATCATTCAGTGTGGTAAAAGAGTGCAATCAGGTAGTTCACTTGGTAATGTGCCTAGGACCTTTTTTGTAGAAAACTCTGTAGTGGCAGAAGGAGAAGAATACCTTCCAGACGTATCAGATACTTATATAGAAAGCTCTGCAAGCAAGAGTAGTTATTACTTGGAGCCTATGCTATATAGTGCTGACAATATGTATATGAGATATCACTGCTGTGATATTGATCTAAATACTAATCCTAGTTGCGGCAATACTTATCAGGTAAATAAAAACTTTATATATACAAACTTTGACGAAGGTCTTGTGGAAATGGCTTATATGAGAATACCTTTAGATGATGAAGGTTACCCATTGATTCCAGATAACGAGTCTTGGATAAAAGCATGTGAGTTTGAAGTTGCTTATAGAGTATTCTATAGGGACTTTATAGCAGGCAGAATGCCTCAGGGTATCTTCATGACTATTGAAAGAGATAGGGATTGGTATTTAGCGCAAGCAGGTAATACAGATAAAATACCTACTCAAGATGAAGCACATACTTGGCTTAACAATGCATTAAACCCTCTAAGAGACGCTAATTCATTTAAGACTTTCTTTCAACATGTACATCAGCCTTCTGGCTATAAAAATGTAAGAAATTGATAAAGGCAGGTGGTATTTCTTTTGGTGGCATGAATCAAGACATGAGCGCCCAAGATCCTCGTAGAAATCAATTCTATTATGAGGCCCAAAATATTACGCTTATTTTTAATGGAGAGTTGTCTCAGAATGTAATAAAAAACGAAACAGGTAACAAACTCCTAGTGAGTCTTCCTAACATAGCGCTTGCAAACAGTACAGGAAGCACTAATCCTATATGGAAATCTAATCCTGACGACGATTTATTATTTACAGAAGATACTACATTAACTTCACTGCCTACAGGGGCCCAAGGAAGGATACTAACACATCCTACTTTATCTGATTTTAATAGTATAATAGGAGATATAGGCAACACTACTATACAGCACTCTTACTACGGAACTGAGTTTGACGAGTATTATAGCGGAAGTACAACTTCTATACTAGGAACTTCCCAAGTAATACTAGGAGGGTCTTTTATAAAAGATAGTTTAGTAGTAATATCAATGTCAGAAAGTAATGTTTCTGGTAATGGTCATTTATGTGTGTGGGAAATATCTTACGACAACGAATACAATACAACGACTTACTTAAAGTTTTTTGGCCCTTACGCTAATATGGATAAATCATATCCAGTTACTAAAATTGAAACTTTTTATGAAAGTGATCTAATACAAAAGGTATATTGGACAGATGCTAGAAACCAACTAAGAACAGTAAATATAAAACATAACTTACCTTTTTTTAGAGATACTACCGTAATAGATAGTTCTCCTGAAATAGATTTAAGTCCCATTAAGATTACTCAAAGTATTAATGGCGGGGGAAATTGGGCTGAAGGTGCAGGTATGGTACAATATGGTTACAGACTATATACTAAAAATGGACCTACTACTAAGTTGTCTCCATTGTCAGGTATAGCTCCTATAGTAAAAGATCTTCACGGAGTTCCTCAGGGAGAAGCTGGAGATATTTTATTTAAAGTAGCTATAGATGGTGTGGATAGTTCTTTTGAGTGGATAGAGGTATACAGATTTAGGATAGATGATTCAGGAGCAGTTGTAGCGTATTTAATTCATGAGGCGGAAATAGGGCCTAGAGAAAGTACTACAGAGTCTGTAAATATATTATTGTTTGATAAAGGAGACAGTTCTGTAATAAGAATACAGAGTGATTTAGCTGCTTTAAGATTTGGAGTATCAGGTCCTTACATTCCTAGAACATTTGAAATAAAAGATAACAGAATATTTTTAGGCAATATAGAAGAAACTGTATTTAATGTTGACTATGATACTAGGGCGTATTCTTTTACTAGCAATGCTGAAGCAGGGTTTACTGAAGCAGGTTCTCAAATATCAAAATTAAGATCTGCAGAGGGAGGATTTGAACATACTATAGATGGAACTGCTTCTACTATTGACTGGCCTACTAAGACTAACTTGGATGCTATAAATAAATCAGTACTTGCATTGCCTGATGCTGATTACTTTGAAAGGTATCAATATAAAGCAAATGGAACAACTCAAGGAGGACAAGGGCCTAATGTATCTTTTACGTTTGACTTTGATGATGAGCCTCAATCAACATATTTTAAATACCCAGAGTTTTACTCAAAAGGAGCATATAAACTAGGAGAACCTTATAGGTTTGGGGTACAGTTTTTTGATAAGTATGGTAATGGATCTTTTGTCAACTGGATAGCAGATGTCAGAATGCCTGAATTAAAAAGAATAGGGACCAGCGTTTTGTATTCTGCAGCTACAAATAAGTTCAAGTTAGCTTACCCTAAATTTACTTTATCTAATCTAGCAAACTTACCAGACGATATACATTCCTTTAGAATAGTAAGGGCAATTAAAGATTCTAGCGACAGATTACTATTGTCTCAAGGATATCTGAATCATACCCTTTTCTCAAATTCAGGAGAATCGTCTACCAGTTATCGAACTAACTATCATGATAGTAAGTATATGCCTTATTATGGATTAGGGTATTACAATGGACAGACTAGGTCTAAAGGAGGGTGCTTAACTACCCCTGGAGATATATATGATGCTGGCAACGCTAATATCTCAGAGGCGTTTACAGGGGGCGCTGGTAGATATAAAAAAAAGTCTTCTTACTTAGCTTTATACCTACCAGAAATAACTTACGGTCTTTCTACTATTGAACCTAGTACTAATAACACAATGAGAGTCGTAGCAGGGTCTGCTTGGGCAGCCAACACTGCAGGAACTTCTACTGTAAAGTCACAAGGGTATAGTTATGAAAAAGTAAGTGGAGGGGAAGCAGAATATCTTACATTAGCTAATTGGAGAGATGTTTACGATCCACCAGATAATGTAGGGGCAGTTCCTCTAAGAATTGTGCCTTGGGATAATAGTGACTTGGCGCGTGCAGGTATAGCCACTAATCACAAATTTACTTGGCATAGAGCAAATGAATACCATACTACTCCAGTAGCAGTTGGTACTAGAAATACAGCAGCTGGATTTAATGGGTACACTTCTATAAGTACTATGGTCCAAACTACTGCAATGGGTACTCCTATTGCGTCAGATATAATTAACTTACAAGGAGGTAATGATTATATTAATCATACAGTATTATGGTGTACTTTAAATCCTGGTGGCGGGTTTGCTAATAATGAAAGACATGGAATAGTAGGTAAAGGCCCTAGTTCATACATATTCAGTACAGGAGATATCCTAGGAACTTCTAATAAATGGTTTGATCCTGCAAAGGCAGAGTTTATTTTTTATGAAGACGACTACCCTAGTTACCCTGTTATAGAATATATAAACCCTAGTGCAAATCCTTATGGAGGCAACTCTTATGAGAATAGGCAAACTACTAAGTATATACCTTGTACAGATTTAATAACTATAGGAAGCCAATCTTCTATTAACGCAGTAGCATATGGAGGGGATACCTTTCCACAACTTTATAATGCACTTTTATTAGATTATAATGATGATATCACTAATGCTTATAATGCTAACTTAGAGCCTTGGCATGGTGCAGATGGCGGTAGCACTGCTGGATTTGCCCTTGTTCCTATTGTTAAGGATCTACACTCTACTAAAGTATATATGAGTTTGCCTGTAGAAACTTACTGCAATCTATATCATGCTAATGGTAAAACAGATGAATCAGTCCATAAAGTCCCTAAGTCTACTTATGAGGATATTCCTGAATACAATCAAGTTTACAACAGAGAGAGTACCTATGAAGTAGCGTTTCCTAAAGCTGCTAAATTCACAGGAGTGCAGAACTTTAATACTATGACTAGATACAGTGATGTTAAAATCATGAATCAAAACATAGATAACCTTTGTATATTCAGGCCTAACAACTTTAACAACGTAGACTCACAACTAGGCGCAATTAGTGCTTTCCACATATTTGGAGATAACTTATTTGTAGTGCAAGAAAGAGGAGTAGGAATATGGCTAGTAAATCCTAATGCAATAGCTGCTACTTCTACAGGACCAACTAGCTTAGGTACTGGAGGAGTTCTACATGATTATAGGATAATAAGTTCAGAATATGGTAGTACTTATTCTTTTGGTTCTATAGTAGGGTCTAGGGCAGTTTATGTTCTTGATATGAACAAGCGTAAATTCTTAGCTATAACTGGTAGTGCTAATTCTATATCAGACGTTAATGGATTGCATGCAAAGCTTATAGACTTACAAAAGACAGTAACAGATGACATGTATGGAAATGGTACAGGTGTAAGACTACATTATGATCCTATTACCTTTAACGTGTATGTGTCTATTTACTATGATGATAGTGACACAGGAAATGTAATAGACGTATCAGCACCTTTACCTAGTTAATAAGACATGGCTAATATAAATACATCAGATAATCTTACGTTCAGCTATAATGAAATGACTGCTAGTATAGTTTCTTTGCATAGTTATAAGATGCCTGTATCTTTTAACGACGGTAAAAACTTTGTAGTAGCATACTACGATAAACTGTATTTGCAAAATAGAGGGGAGTCTGGAGTATTTTTTAATCAATCTGAAACCTCTTATGTTACTTCTTTATTATCAGAAGACTCAGTAGTATCTAAGAACTTCTATGAATTTCACTATAAGCTAGAGGTCAGTACAAAGGCAGGTGTTAATATAGAAGATGTAAACTTTACAAGATACAGAGCGTATAACGAATATCAAAATACTGGGTATATAACATTGGCTAATGATACTATAAGAACTAGAAAACATTTAAGGATATTTAGAACTCAATTTGCAAGAGACATTAACTCTAGGAATGGGTTACATAGACTTTGTAATGAAAACATATACCTTACATTAGAGTATAACAACCTTAGTAATAATGGCAACTACTTAGGGTTTAAGCTGTATCCATTCTATTATACTTATCAGCCAGGAAATTTTTAACTTTGTAATATGAGCATAGGAAGTAAGTTTAGGGGATTAAAAAGAAATTTAGCTGCTACAAAGCAGGGCATGAATCAAGCAGATAAAGGCTCTAGAAAACAATACAAAAAAGATGTTGCCGCAGATGTAGGCATGGGGGCAGCAGATGCTGCTATAATGTACACTCCATATGGACAAATATATACTGCTGCTACTGGAAAAACTTTTTCAGATAGTATAGGATACGAATCTAAAACTGCTTTAGGCAATAGTATAGACGTTGCTACAGATACTGCTGCATCTACTATGGCAGTCACAGCTCCAATTGCCGCAGGAATTACGGTAGGAGTAGCCACGGGAAATCCAATGTTAGGCGTACAGACTTACCAAGGAGTAAGAGGAGCGCAAAAAATGACTGGAGCGTATGATCAAGAAGAAGGTAATAACTCTCTTATAAATATGGAACAAGCTGACCAAGCTTTGGGGTTTGTAGATGCAGGTGCGTCTATGGTAGGAGGTATGGGAAGTATGGGGGGAGGAACTCCAGGGTCTTCAAGTATGATAGATGACCCTTCTTCCTATGGAGGTATGGGAGACCCTTATGACACTTTTGCTA